AACTATGTTAAAAGACTACGGGCTTGAGGTCCAAAAACTATTCTTAGAAATGATGTTGCAAGACGCAGAATCATATGTGCGTGTGCAGAACATTTACAATCCAGAAAACTTTGATCGCAGTCTAAGACCGGCGGCTGAGTTCATTGCTAAACACAGCGACCAGCACAAAACACTACCTACAGTAGAACAGATCAGTGCCAGCACAGGTGTTAAACTCAATGTCATTCCAGACCTAAATGAAGGACACTTTGAGTGGTTTATGGATGAGTTTGAAGGCTTTACTCGTCGTCAAGAACTGGAACGTGCAATTTTAAAGAGTGCGGACTTGCTAGAAAAAGGCGAGTATGATCCTGTAGAAAAATTAATCAAAGATGCGGTACAGATATCACTCACTAAAGACATGGGCACGGATTACTTTAGTGATCCTGCGGCTCGCATTAACAAATACTTCAACTCAGGCGGACAAGTAAGCACAGGTTGGCCACAAATGGACAAAATCTTGTATGGCGGATTTAGTCGCGGTGAACTAAACATCTTTGCTGGTGGATCTGGATCAGGTAAAAGTTTGGTTATGATGAACATAGCATTGAGTTGGTTACAAGCAGGTCTCAGTGGCGTGTATATCAGTTTAGAGCTAAGTGAAGAACTGTGTGCATTGCGAACTGATGCTATGTTGGCAGGGATGAGCACAAAAGAAATCCGCAAGGATATCGACCAAGCAACACTTAAAGTTAGATTAGTGTCAAAGAAAACTGGGCAGTATCGTATCAAGGCCCTACCGGCACAAAGCAACATCAATGATATTCGCAGTTACATCAAGGAAGTTCAAGTGCAAACTGGCATCAAGATAGACTTTGTCATGTGCGACTACTTAGACTTGTTGATGCCAGTCAGCGCAAAAGTCAGTCCAAATGATTTATTTGTCAAAGACAAATATGTGTCGGAAGAACTACGCAACTTGGCTAAAGAACTCAATGTATTATTTGTAACAGCTTCGCAGTTGAATCGTAGTGCTGTAGAAGAAATTGAATTCGATCATTCGCACATTTCGGGTGGTATTAGTAAGATTAATACAGCGGACAATGTGTTTGGTATCTTTACAAGCCGTGCTATGCGTGAACGTGGCAAGTATCAAATACAATGTATGAAATCGCGTAGTAGCACTGGTGTGGGTATGAAAATTGATTTGGACTACAACATCGAAACCATGCGTATCACAGATCCAGGCGAAGATGCAGGACCAGTTAATAGTTTTGCCAAAGGTAACTTGTTAGACAGTATCAAAACCAAGAGCCAAGTCAAGTCTGCTGACTCCAACAACGAAAGCACGGCACCAAAGTGGGAACGTCCTACCGGAACTCCGGCTTGGGAACAAGAACCCAAGATAACTGCTGATGTGCAAAGTGCCAAACTAAAACAGCTTTTAGGGCAAATTAAAGCCAATTAGCAATATACTGATTTAGTGTTGAATCTCACTAAATAATAAAAAGGTTCTGGTCCAAAATGCAAAAGAAAACTCGCAGTTTATTAGAAGAATTGGACTCAATGTATATTGAGCGCGATCAGCGCCATGTGATTGAAAATCGCGCCTCTAATGTGATTGCCAGTGCCATACGCTTGTTGGAGCAGATTGACTCTACTTACAGTAGTGACGATGCTCAAAATCTACAGCGTAAACTGATCAACGCTATCAGTCAGCGTGATCCAGGTAAATTTACCCGCACTGTGAGACGCACTGATGCAAATTCATGAAATAACACTGGTTCAAGAAGGACTGGGTGACATAGCCAAAACCATTGGGTCTGACATTAAAAGTGCAGTCACAGCACCATTCCAAAAAGCCAAGGCTGTGCTAAACACACCCGGAGCAATGACCAGCGCAAGAGGCTACAGTGGTGCCATGGACAAATACTATGCAGATTTAGTAGGTGCTCGACAATCAGAAAAAGCTGCATCAACCACAACAGACTTAACAGCATGGGCAGAAAACTTGGCTAGCGAATGGTCAAAACAACCTAGACCATCACTACAAACACCCACTGCACAGGTACAACCTGCTGCCACAGCACCAAAACCCACAGTGTCACCAGCCGCGCCTGCTGCCAATACAGCACCGATCTCTACCATTACCAAATCAAATTCTGGTTTACCCAATGCTGCTGAATATGAAAAACTGCAACAACGGATAGCGGCCGCTGCTGCCAAACAACCAGGTCCAACCAACGAAGCATTTGCCGACCTGCCAGGCGCCAAACCTACAGCAGGGGGAGCAGTGTCGCCTACAGTAACAGCTCGACCTGCAGGAATCAAAGCTCCTCCTCCGTTGCAGAGTAGATACGCTCAGAACTTTAAAACCTGGGCGGCATCAAAAGTTGCTGATAAATCTTCTGGACTCGGCTTAACTGATGTAGAAAAAATTCCAGAACTAAGTCGCACACTAAATCAAGCCCTGGCCAAGGTTGTTACAACCCAACAAGATCCCGCTGCAAATCAGGCCGCAGTAGCACAATATTTGTTAATTGTAGGCCAAGCCATGCAAAAATTGTCCGCTGAACAACGAGCAACACAGCCACAATCGGACACTAGAAACAAAGTTTCTTCTTTTACACCATTGTCGTCGGTGTTGAATCCTAAACAAATTGAAGATCTTAAAACTATGGCCAAAGATCCGTATGCGGCACAGGAAATTAAAACAGCATTGGGATTAAGATGATGCAATCTTTACAAGAAGGCGGCAACGTATTTAAAAATAGCAAAGGCCAGGCTGTAACCCAACGTATCAATCAAACAGATGTCAAGCCTACTCTTGCTTGGCTTGAAGAACTAGTGCCAGGACTAGATTTACAAAGCAATACACTTGGATCCACTGGTATCAAAGACACCTCGGGCGATTTAGATATTGCTGTGGATGCCAACACAGTTACCAAAGAACAATTAGAAACCAGACTCCGACAGTGGGCCGCAAGCCATGGATTCAAGCCGGAAGATTATGTTAAAAAATCCGGAACAGCGGTACATTTCCTTACACCCATCATTGGCGATCCTGCCCGTGGTTATGTTCAAACAGATTTTATGTTGCTGAAGAATGTGGCCTGGTCAAAGTTTGTGTTGGGTGCAATGCCAGCGGATAGCAAATACAAAGGACGTGAACGCAATGTGTTAATGAACAGCTTGGCCAAAAGCATGGGTTACAAGTTGAATCAGATATCCGGCATTGCTGATCGCAACACCAATGAAATTATTACTGACAATCCAGATCAAGTGGCCAAAATGTTGCTGAACCGAACAGCCACAAGACAAGACCTAGCGTCGGTAGAAAACATATTACAAGCACTCAGCACAGATCCCAAGCGTGAAGACAAGCTGGCTGATTTCAAACAGCACATGGAACGCGAAGGCTTGCCATTTATGGAAAACACAGAGCTTACTCCTGTTACTGGATACACAGAAGTAAACTTCCTGGCTCGATTACGTGACCGTATTGTGAACCAAGGTATGCAGGTCATTGTGGAAGCCGAAGTGCAAGGTGGTCGTGCCAAAGGCATTGAACATCTTGAAGACTATGTGTTCCGTAACGGCAGTACCGGTATTAAAAAAGCCATGGACATTGTCAAGCAAACTGCGGCCGACACAGGTCGAACCACCACAGTCAAATGGGATGGTAAACCTGCTCTGATATTTGGCCGTGATACCAATGGAACATTCATACTAACTGACGTGTCAGGATTTGGAGCCAAAGGTTACAACGGCTTGTTTACAAGTCCAAGACAAGTTCGTCAACATCTGGCCGCTAGAGATGCAGATGCAGCCGCTTTAGGCAAGCCAGCAACTCGTGTTCAAGATCTTGCGCCGATTTATGATCGATTATGGGGCATGTTAGATGCCGCAGTTCCTAAAAATTATAAGGGTTTTGTGCAAGGCGACTTGCTGTATATGGATACGCCTCCGTTAGAATCCGGCAACTATGTGTTTACACCCAACACCATAGAATACAAAATTCCAGCCCGTAGTGATGTGGGCCAACGTATTGGTGCCAGTGAAGTTGGCATTGCTATGCATACCCGATATGCCGAACCTGGTGCTGCAAAAGAACCCATTGGCACAGTTCCGTTTAAAACAGTTCCTGGATTGTTATTGTTAGAACCAGTGTATGCCAAAGAAAACGTTCGACCAAATCGAGAATTAATGCAACAACTCAAAACAGTTTACAGTAGCCAAGGTGCAGCCATTGATCAACTGTTTAACCCTGCTGAACTCCGCGCTCTACAGATCACTGACTTGCCCAAGTTGTGTATAGACTACATCAACAGTCGTGTGGGCACAGGGTTTGACAACTTGTTGGCTGATTTTGGACCTTGGTTACAACAACGTGTCACACCCAAAAAGTTTAAGAACATTGTAGAATACTTACAAAGTCCACGCAGTAATTTGTCCGGTATGGCTGCAGCATTTACTGCCTGGGGCTTATTGCACGACATCAAGATGGATGTGCTACAGCAGTTGGACCTACAACATCCAGGACAAGAAGGCTGGGTAATGGCCACTTCGGCCGGCATGGCCAAGGCTGTGAATCGTCTTGCTGGTGGATTTACCGCAGCCAATCGCCAAATAAACAACCCAGAATCAGTGCCAAACTCCTAATTTTTATCAAAAGGTATAAATAAAAGTAGGCCCACAGTGGCCATATACTAAGGAGATTTAAAAATGGCTTTTATTACTATTGTTTCGGGCGATGCCCAACCAGTATTTGCAACAGACGTATTGAATGGCCCAGTTAGCCCATCAGCATCTACAGCAGGACAACCTGTTAACTTTGCTGGTCCAAAATTGGATTTTTTCCGTGCAGTTGCCAACACCACAGTTGTAGGACAACAAGGTGTAAATGAATACGTGTCTAACGTTATTCAAGCAATTCAACAAACAAGCACAGTTGCTATGTATCAAATTGATGGCACAGTATTGAGTTTTGGTGTTTTCCCAACAGGTGCCTATGATGCCGCAACATTCTTGGCTGCTGCAAACATTGTAGCTACC